TCTGATTGTCCAGTATTCTTTTTCATATGCTTCTTCTAACGGTGTGTTAAAAACAGTCATCAAGGATTTTCCGTCTTCTGTTTTTCCTTCCGGACTGTCTAAATATTCCCTAATTAAATTAACATAGTGTTCTCTTTCAATGTAGTGCTGTGCTGCTCTGCGTATAAAACCTCTAATATTCTTTTCTGATTCTACAATAATCAATTCTTGTTCTTTCTTTTCAATAGGGTCATCAGTCTTTGCTAACTTTGCTTCGGCAATTTCTTTTTCGAGAGTCAATTTTTTTTCTGTCCATTCAAATTCTTCAATCGACTCTTCTAATGATTTAAGTTCTAATAAAAACTGTTTTAGTTTATGAAAGGGGGTTAGTTGGTCCTCACCCTGGAAGAATTTCATTTTAAATTTTGGATTATGAACTACTTTATTGAGACAAAAATCAACAATTTCCTTGCCATCCTCGTCTAATTTTTCTAGATACTTAGAATTTACAGGAGTCTTCCATTCCTTGTTTTCATACTTTTCGTATAGATTGATTCCATCCCAGGCGCTTAGTACTCTTTCGTTATCTTGTTTTCTTATTTCATTAGACATAAATTAATTCCTCCGTGTGCCTATATTTATAAACACTAGTTCCTGAATCCCATATGTCCTGAACTACATCCACCGTGCCCTTTTGGTTGTGTGGTCCCGCCAGTTTCAAAACCCGAGTTGGTTGAATATGTAAGGATGAACGATCTGTTATTTTGGCTACCGTCATACGTACCAATACAGTATCCCTTGTCCTGACCATGTCCGTAGTTTTCCTCTCCCATGTTTCCAAATGGTTTTCCTACGATAGTAATTCTTGATTCGTTTGAAGTATTTGTAACCCTAAATTGGTTTCCACCATTGTATGAACCCTGGTTTCCGCCATATCCCTTGTCATCCTTGGAACTTAATCCCTTCTGCTGACCGTGTGCGCCTGCGCTTGAACCAGCATTGGCAGCACTTTCGGTTGAGAATAGGAATCTCTGAGTGTATCCGCCGTTGTCCCAGCCAATACCTCTGTCCTCTCCGGATATTGATCCCATGTGTGAGTTGAATCCGCTACCTCTGTTTGACGTAATGGATTCGTTTGAAAACTGCCAGCGTCTCCACTGACTACAACCTTCTCCATTTACCCAAGCAAATTCTCTGTCCGGTTCCCAAATAGTACCAGTGTTACCACCGTTAAAGTTGATTGAACCCCTATCCTGTCTTGATTCCGTACGCATGTTAAATGCAGTTACGAAACCACCATTCCAAATGTGCATTCTATCAAGAGTGGTTGCTCCTGATTTGTAGTGATAGTTCTGAATTCTACCATCGCCTAGGTTGGTAGTTGTGTCCGTGCTGTGCGTCACTCTATTAACATTGCTCCATAAAGATGAATTCTGATATCCACCAGCCATGTAGCCCGTGGAAACTACCTGTCTGTACTTCCAAGGCACATTCAATACTAGAGTAAATGAACGTGTCACTGACTGTTTAATGGGCAGTTGTGGATTACCTTCCGTTGCCGTAATGTTAAAATTATAGTTTGCTCCTGATTGATTAATACCTTGCAATGTGTATGTTCCACTTAGGACACCCGTTGAAGCATTAAATGAAAATCCTGGAGGTAATGAACCACTGGAACTAAAAATAATAGCGCCTCTGTTTAGTGCGTCAATTGAATCTGCATCAAAAACAGTAGTAAAAAGACCATTAGCAGTAATGTTTGAACTGCCGCCATCTGCAGGAGAGCCACCTGTGAATGTAGGTGGAGTGTTTGGAAAATACTTTCCTAAATCTGCTGATGAAACTTTCTTAAAACTAGGCATTTTCTAATTCTCCTATCCGTATGATGCTAGTGATCCAAATACTGTCCATGCACCGCTTGATCTTACCAATTTAAATGTTTGAATTTCGTATCTGCTTGCTTGTGGTGTTGGTGCATTGTATGCAGCCCATCTAATGGTTTGCGAAACACCATCTATCTGGAATGCACTTGCATATCTAGCCGTTCCGCCCTGTATCAATACAAGCGATACTGTAAGTGTTCTATTGTCTGTTGTGGGAACATTGGTTAAATTCATTGTAAAGTTTGCACTCATTGAACTATGGTACCAAATGTTTGATTCGGTAAAGTCATGAGTAATAACACCTGTGGCACCCGTTTTAGTTGCTACTGTTTCAGCAAATTCAGAAAATGTAGCAAGTCCATTCACGGTAATTGTGCTGAATGTTCCTGCTGCTGGAGTCACGCTACCAATGGTAAGATTATCAAGTTGTCCGCCGTTTAAATTACCGCCTAGATATAAATCTCCAGTAATTCCAACTCCGCCTGTTACAATTACTGCACCGCTTGTTGAATTTGTACTGGCAGTGTTGTTAGTAATTCTTAATTGATCAGCCGATGTAACATCACCAGTGCCGTTTGGATCAAGCACTAGATCTGCATTTGTTTCCGTGGTTGCTATTGTATTGCCCGTAATGCTTAGATTTCCGGCAACTGCACCTTGACTATTTAATACTCTTCTTCCCATTTTATGTTCCTCTATACGTATTTAGCAATATACGTTTTTTGTTTTTATCCATGCGTTGATAGTGATCCAAAAACTTCCCAACTACTGCCAACTCTAATCAACTGAAACGTTACTTCCTCAAATCTATTAGCCTGTGGAGTAGGAGCACCATAAGCCGCCCATCTTATAGTCTGTGTTACACCGTCGATTTGCACACCGTTGGCCAAATATGGAGTTGCACCTTGCAATAAAACAAGATTCATGGTGTAGTATCTATTGTTAGTAGTGGGCACATTCGTAAAATTTGCAGTAAAATTTCCTGAAATTATGCTATGAACCCAAGTATTACCTTCGGTAAAATCGTGTGTAATTATTCCTACAGATGAAATTTTTGAGTTTGTAATTTCTGTTGTTTCTGACAGAGTTGAAACTGAAGTACTAGTTAAGTTAGTGAATACCGCAGTTGATGTTCCACCAATTGCCGTATCATTGAATCCGGTGCCGCCACCTAGATTAACAGTTCCGCCCACATATAAATTTCCACCAACGCCCATTCCACCTGCTACCTGTAGGTCGCCTCCTGCATTAAAAGCAGTAGAAGCCTCTCCACCAGTTAGTGTGAGTTGTGCATTAGTTGTGATATCACCGGTTCCGTTAGCATCTAATACTAGATTCTGATTAGCTCTTGCTGATCCTAAACTTGGACCAACTAGAGTAACATCTCCTAGTGTAAATCCTCCGGCTGTACCTGTTGAAATTCTACGTGGCATTATTTAATATCCTTATGCAGTTGATGTTTCAATACCCATAGCCACAGCACTTACGTTTGCTGAGCTAGAATAAACAACAATGTTCTTGCCTGCGTCCAAAACAAGTCCTGTTCTTTCTAATACACCATTTGCTAAAAGTGTTGTATCGTACTCGATGTACTCATCGTTTGCTGGACTTGCCGCAGCAGTTACCGCAATTCTTACCGTGATTGATGTAGCATTTCTGTTACACAGACTCACGGAAGCAACTGCAAAGTTACTTGCTGGGCAGGTATAAAGAACAGTAGCGGTTGCTGCCGATAAGTTACTTGTTCCTAATCTTCCTGTTGCCATTTTAGTGTTCCTCCATATTTGTTATACTAAAAAGTAGTTAAATGCTAGTGGTGCTCCAGTGACTCCGCCAGTGAAGTTAAATCTAGCATTCATTTGTATTGATCCGACACCCGTCGTAGTAATTTGGTTACTATTAATTTGAATCGAACCTGCTGTAACGCTATTTACGTTAAGGCTCGCACCACCACCACCAATTTGTGATGCAATGTAAGCCTTGATAGCACGTTGCGTAGGAATGATGCTATCACTATCTGCTGTAAAGAACGGATCTGTTGAGAATTCCGTAATTGTTGCAGATCCTCCACCAAGTGTTACTTCACCTAGTGAAATTTCCTGTAGTCCGGAAATGTTAAATGCATCAGCATTCAACGTAGCAACACCCGTACTCTGTTCAACACTGAACAAGTCACCAACTCTAAAGTTACCATCTTGGTCGGTTGAAGTAAAGAATACTCTACCACCGTTGTTTTCAACAGTTTCGTTTGCAGGTATTGGATCCTGTGTAGGTGTTCCTGGATAATTAGTTTCTGCAAGGTTACCAGTACCAATGTCTAGGAAGTCATGTCCTGTCAATCTAACCTGTGAATATCTAATTCTTGTTGTAACATCTTCTAAATGTTCAGGTGCTTCTGCTACTGTAAATACAGGACTGATCTGGAAGAATGCTGTGTAAGCACCGTCATTGCTTCCTCTCAGTGTAAGCACACTTACGAGTTTAAATACTCTTGCAGGTAAGTGATCAAATACCACGTTTGAACCCGCCACTGGTGATTGTGTAATTCTTCTAACTGCTATGAATGAACCATCCTGATAGAAGTCAGCAAAACCATCACCTGTATTAATCTCTGCAGATCCAGTTGTGTATTGAACACCTCTATTCTTGAATGAAGGTTGTGCCAATACTCCGCTTCCAGTTCTTACTTGGTGCGGTGGATCGTAAAGATTGTTTGGATCCGTAATTGTCATTGTCGGAGTGCTTGTGTATCCAGAACCTGGATCCGTTATTCTGATTGCAAAAATCTTACCATCAGCAATAAATGATCTTGCTTTTGCTTTACAACCAGTGCTTACAGTAGTATTAATATTACCACTGTCTTTTTCTATAAGCACCCAAGTACCTGTTCTATCTGGATTACCAAATGCCAGTGCATTGTAACCTGAAATATTATTTGCAGGTCCAGCAACACCTTCTATGGTCCAGTAAATACCGTTTTCTGATTTAGCAACATAACTGTAATCCTGTACTCCTGATTGATATGCCGTTACAAGGAATACACCCTGACCATATCTAACATTTTGATAACCAGCAGTTGTTGAACCGTCTGGTGATCCGATAGTTACTGCATTCCAGTCTTCGCCATCTGCACTTGCATAACCGCTGTTTGAATCCGTAGCAACTATAACAAATGTATTTGCTCCGTATCCAACGCTGTTCCAAGTTGCTGAAGTGCCTAGATCTTCTGCTGTCCATGTTACACCATCAGTACTCTTATTAACTGCACCTGTCGATGCACCCGGTTTAACTGCTATAAACAGTCCCTTACCGTAGGCAATATCAACGAATCCTGTGCTTTGTAGTGTTCCTTGGATATCCCAAACTTCACCATCCTGTGTTACTGCAACTGTTGTGCTATCGCTTGCAATTGCTACCCATCTGCCCTCACCATATGTGATTGAGCTCCAAGCAGCACTTGCTGGTAACGATGTTGGAGTCCATGTAGCACCGCCATCATCGGAGTATGCTGCTACTGCACTTCCACTGCGCACTGCAATGAATCTAGAAGTCTTAGCAATTGTTGATCCATCATCTACCAGTCCGTGTGCAACTGATGTCCATGTTCCTGAACTTGGTAAAGAAGCAAGCGTCCATGTGCTACCGTTTGAACTGTAAGCAACTTGGTCACTTCCTGATGCAACGGCTACATAAACACCGCCCGCACCATAACCTGTTTGATCAACTTCAAGTATTCCGCCATTTGAGTCAATGGCAGTAATAGTTAAAGTAAGGTCATTATCCGTTGATGTTCCACCTAACTGTGTTCCTGCAACTGTTATTGTTTCTAATCTTGTGTAACCCGTACCTGGTGTAGCAACAGACACATTGTATTTTGTTCCATTTCTAATTACTGAAAATGTTGCCGAAGTTCCGCTTCCACCGTATGTGTAACTTGGAGTATATACTCCAACAGTATCACCATACACTACATCAGTCCATGTAGCACTTGCTGGCATGCCTGTGTATGTGGCAGAAGTAGTTGTTGGTGCCGTGAAACTTATCGCAGGTTCAATTACATAAACACTGGAAGCATCCGGTGTTTCAATATCAACCGCACCTTCCATATGATCCCAACCTGAGCCGCCATCACTTTCTCTTACCACAGAAGCAATTTTACTTCCTGCGTTGTAAGCAGACACAATACCAAACTGTCCAGCGCCTGAACCACCAGTAATGATAATCTTCATGCCGTTATAGGCATTTGTCAATTGATCATCTGTTGCTGCAAGTGTTAATGAACTTGAAGTACCATTCTGTGCCGTACCCGTTTGTGTTAGGAAACCCTCACCACCAAACTGTCCGGATGAGTCATCACCTAGATCTAGTAATCTTACGCTATGTACTGCATCATCACGGAAGTCATCCTGTTCAACCTCAGCGTTGATACCGCCGCCCGTTACTGTCCATGTAGCGTTTGTGTATTCAATACCAGCATTTGAGTATTCAAACTGGAATATCTTGCTGTCATCTGTTTGTACAGAAGCAACCAATGCTTCGTATTGGAAGATGTTATCCACAACAGCAGTGTTAGGTGTTTCTGAAGAATCAACTCCTTCTGCAACAGCACCAAAGTCACCGTATGAACAGTTACCGTTGGTACCTCTAATTCTGCCACCCGCTTCTGCTAGGTAACCAATGTGGTTGTAGTATGTGAATACTGATACAAGTTCTGCTCTACCATTGTTAGTGATCCAAGCACCAATACCATCACTCAATACCTGAGTAAAGTCATTTGATACCATCGAGTCATTACCACCATTGTGTAGCGCACCGTCAATCTTCTGACCAATACATGCAGTACCAATTGTGGTTACGCCTTGGATGTATGGCGAACGTGTAATGATCCATGCTCTGTAATCTTCTGGTCCCCAACCTGGATCAAGTGAAGCATAAGCACCTGCAGACACTCTTGAAGAGCCATAAGCATTTGCTGCCAATAAATCACCAGTTAATCCTTCTAGAGTACAATCACGCAAACCAGTAGCATCGCGCAAGTAGAACATGTCTTCTTCTAGTGATCCTGTTACTGCGTTTGCATAATAACGTGATGCATACAATGATTTGTGATTCGCAGTGTAGTACAAGTCCCATTTAAGTGCGTTTAAGTACTCGCCCGTATCTCTTTGACATAGTGCTGAATTGTAGTACATTGCAACGCCCATTGATCCTGAAGCATTTGTTAGGGTCAATGCCGCGGTAGCATATCTTGTTGTAGCAACCGTAAATGTTGTTGAACTTACCACATCCTGTACGTAATAAGTAACATCTGTTTCAACTCCACCAAATGTTGTACCCGTAAATCTAATTGCAGTATTTCTCTGCATCCAGCTCGTGTCTGTAATTGTAAAGATGTTACCTGAAGCAGCAGATGCTGTTACAGTGTCACTGTATGTGTCAGCAATGTAAGCATCAATTTCTGCAACGATGTAATCTCTATTTCTTTCAATTTGTAGAATTGCATGGTGAGTGTTTCTTTCCTCACTAGCACATCTTGTACCTTCATTTGAACCGCTGTATATTACATCAGTTAGCAATTCAAACAGGGTAGCAACTGTGGTTGCTGCTGCTGATACACTGTTAAGATATGTTGCTGCATTACCTGATATAGTGTCTCCTAGATTCTGGAAAGCCGCAATGGTCGCTGTTTTCTGACCAAGATCATAAACATCACTTGCTGTTGATCTTAGATATGCAATTGCTGCCTTAAGAGTTTGGAAATTGCTGTTTAGCATTAGGTCAAATGTGGCTGCCTCAAGAATTAATCTTGTGTCTCTTTCACACTTGGCAACATTGTAAGTTAAACTTGGATAGTTTGTGCTAATATAGTTAGTTGTTGCAGTAACCAATGTTTCCTGTTGTGCATCCAACGCTTCACCTGCACCAATTAATGTTGTGGTAGATGAAGTACCGTTCTGTGCAAGAGGATGATCAACAACATCACCAACTATGCTTAAACCTGCTCCGTTGGTAAGTGTTACATTCGAACCACCCAGTGTAGCACTGATTTTAAATTCTGTGCTTGAAGGAATATTAGTAACCCAATACTTAACGCCGCTAGTTACACCATTCGCTGTGCTTCTTGGTGTAAATGAATCGCCAACTCCTAAACCGTGTGCTGATCCTGTTACCAAGGTGTCAGTACCAGTAATGCTTGTTACGGTAATATTTGGTGCTGCTGTGCTTCCGCCGTTAATAATGTTGTAGATAATATCCATATTATCTTCAATTAGCGTGATAGCGCCTGCAGATCCTGCTGTGCCACTGTCATACTGTGCAACAACATCTTGATTGCTAGTAACAGTACCGCTGTTAGCAGCAGTGCTCATTATAGTTTTCAAGTAGTTGTATGCTGCAAGTGTTGCAGTTTTTTCTGTTGAGTCAATTGCAAGTGCGCCGCCAGGACCGTCAAAGTATGCAAGTCCTGCATCGATTGATTGCTTGTTACCGCCATATGTTAAATCATAAACTATGGCATCAACAATGTAACCAACGTCCTGTTTGCATTTTGTTCTTGAATATTTTATTGAAGCATAGTTTGTGTCAAGGTATGCCTTAACCTGCTCTTGGAAGAACTTCTTGTTTTCCTTAATATTCTTTCTAGCATCACCATAGCCTGCTAGGTATGAACTGTTGTAAGTTGCTGGATCGTTAGTATTGTTTAACGCTAGTGTTCCTAATCTAAAGTCTATGTTGTGTTGAATAGTTCTAACTAATCTTGTAACTTCAGTTACCTGTGGAGTATCAGCATATGGAAACGCTCTGCTCTGTGTTTCTGTATTACCAGAAGTTTCAGTTACATCGTTACCTGTGATGATATCACCGATGATTGCTTCCATTCTGCCTAGAGCACCAATAGAATATTTTGCATCCTCAGGATTTGTAGTTCCTGCGCTCGGTCTAATGTTGGTTGAACGAAGTTCGTCACCAAGTATAGCAGTCTGTTCTGGAACAACGATTGGTAATGTCTCGTTATAGCGACCAGTACCGATCTTAATCAAGTTAGTTGGTGCATAACGTGCTGGAATTCTTGAAGTATCTTCATCTTCCAGTGCGTTTTGAATGATTGTTACCAGTGCAGCAATTGTTGTATAAGTTCCTGCTTCAGCAGTATAGTTCAAATCAATGTATTGTGCAACCTTGGCAGTTGAATTATCTCCGTTAGTATCCTGATAATTTACTGCTGGTGCTTCGTTATTAAGTACTGACTGTACCACTGATTTCATGTATTCGAAAGCAGCAATATCTTGTTCTTTCTCTGCACTTAGATTTGGATATGCTTGTGTTTCTGATTCGCTTAATCCGCCAACGTATGCATTTGCAGCACCTCTTGTTTTAACATTACCACCGTGTGCAATATCATACATAACTGCATCAACAATCAATCCAGTGTCTCTTTCACACTTAGCATCGTCATACGTAAAGTTATACCAAATGCTTGTTACATCTGGTGCTGTATTTGTGTAGTATTCTACTTGATAGTCAATCCATTCAGTAACTTCTCTTTGAATGAACTGTCTGTTTAGTTCCAATAATCTTCTTGTGTTAGGATTTCTTGGTCCGTTTTCAACCTGCAAACAAGCGTATCTGATTGACTTCCACGGACTGTCAATAGTTCCACCACTAAGTGGATATGCTCTGTCCTGTCCATATGTTGCAACATAATAGACATGATCCGTTTGACCTAGTGAAACCCATTCTGGAACCGACGCTCCAGCCTGTAAAACCTGTCCTTCTACACCAATTGGTAATCTTGTAGGACCTGCTCCACCATAATAAACTAAATCACCAGTTGTTGTAAGAACTGATGTTTCGCTACCAATGTTTAGAATGTTCCAGTATGTACCTGATACATCCTGATCTGGTCTTGAATTATCTGCTCCGCCACCTGCTTCGCCGATCGTTGAACCATCATCGCCTTCTGATCTATGTGAGTTTATACAAATGTAAGCATTTGAATTAAACTTAACAACATCGCCTTTGAAATAATTGTTGTCGTCAGTCCATTCTCCCTGCCAACTAAATCCTGTTCCCAGTTCGGACCAGTATGTTGAATTAGTTAGAGGCCAGTTTGCATTTACTGTTAATGTGCCAGTAGCATTTGATAATACCTTAACGGCTCCCCCAACAGTTTCAGTAATCGTAATTTCTGTTCCGCTATCAACCGTTTTAATAAAGTAAGTAGCACTTGTGCTTAAATCACCGAATGATGTTCCGGTAAATTTAATTGCCATACCAGCAGCCATGCCGGTTGTATCACCTATTGTGATAATATTTGTAGTAACCGTAGTTGCAGTTGCAGTTGTAGCAACGCTTGTTGAATCCTGTTGAGCAACATAAGTATGACCGCCTTGTCTTACAACGTGTCCTACTCTATAACTGTTATTTACTGACCAATTCTGCTGCCAATCAAAGCCTTCTGTAAATAATGACCATGATGCTGATGCAGTAGAAGGTGTATTTCCTGCTCCATGTTGTAGAGCAACATATTGATTACCACCATACTTAACTACGTCACCAATTTTGTAATCAGTTGAGACATCCCAGTTGCCGATGAACTCAAATCCTTTAACTATCTTTTCCCATTTTGTTGGTTCGTCAGTTGCAAAACTAGAAGTCGAAGTATGACCAATTGTAGTTAGGTATAAACCTGCACCGTATTTTACAACATCGTATGGAATATAATCAGTTGATTGTGCCCAGTCGCTTCTGTATCTAAATCCTGCTGTGAATGTATCCCAGTTTGCACTATCTGAAGTAAATGTTGTTGAAGAATGATAAGTGTTAGCACGATAAACCACGCCGCCATATGCTACGACATCGCCTACCTTGTAGGTAGTTGCTGTTGCCCAGTTACCCTTCCATTCAAATCCTTCTGCAAATACATCCCAGTTGGCAATATCAGTGTTTAGATCAGTTGTACTTGTATGCTCGGCTGTGGCAATGTATAGGAGTCCGCCAAACTTAACAATGTCTCTAATCTTATAATCTGTAGTAGTTGCCCAATCACCAGCCCAAGATAGACCATCAGTCATCTGATTCCATTTAGTTGGACTGTATCCTAAATCTGTTGAGAAATCTGCGTCTGCTGTGTGTCCTACAGCACAGATATATGTTCGTGCGCCGTACCTTACGACGTCATCTTTGTAGTATGTAGTGCCACCTGCCCAGTCGCTCTTCCATACAAATCTGATTCTACCTAGTTTAAATTCTGCCATTTTTGACTCCGATGCATTTATTTATCATATGTTTATTGTTAAAACTCATTGTCGAAAGATCTGTGGAACATAGTCTGCGCCAATATAGATCCGTCTATCTGTGCTTTATCTCCTTCGAATTTAGCAACTTTTGGTATTCTAACCGCAGTTGATAAAACGTTGTTGATTAATGCTGGCCCTACCAACACATTACCTGCAATGAAACTTTCAGTTGTTAGTTCCGAACCACCAATACTCAATCTGTTTGCCAAGTATGCAGCAATAGATCTCTGTGTTGGTATGATGTTATTTGAATCTTCAGTGAATAAAGGATCCGTTGAAAACTCTCTAATAATAACACCCGAACCGCCAACTCTAATACCGCCAAGTCTTAGTTCTGTCAAACCTGATAAATCAAAGAAGTCAGCACTAATTGTTACGATACCAGTTGCCTGTTCAACCGCAAATAATTCTCCAGTTCTAAAGTTACCACTTTGGTCAGTGGATGTATAGAACACCTTACCACCCGTTTCCTCAACAACTTCATTTTCAGGAGCAGGTGTGTATAATCCAGTCGCATAAAGTTCTGGATAATTTGTTTCTTCAAAGTTACCAGTACCAATATCCAGGAAGTCATGTCCTGTGATACGACACTGTGAATACTGTTGTCTAATTGTTATTACCGTATCGTGTGCAAAGTTATCTCTAACCTTAATCTCGGGTGAAACTCTCAATGTGGCACTGAATCCTTCCGTGCCTAGATAATTTTCACCTAACTCGGTAATGCTTACCATTGTATAAATTTGATCTTCACCATTAAATGTTATTTGTGCGCCAGGACCTGGATAACTTGTTAGTCCCTTAACAGTAACAAATTTTCCAACCGGAATAACATCAGCAAAACCACTTCCGGTAACTGTTACCCTAGTGGTAGATGATTTGTATCCACTACCTCTGTTGATGAATGAAGGTTGTGCAAGCACTCCGTCGCCAATTCTATTATCAAAGATTGCATCAGAAGTGTTTGATGGATCAACCAGTGTAAGCGTAGGCGAATCCTTGTAACCACTTCCTGGTTCCCAAAGTTTCATTTTAGCAATTCTGCCTGATGTAATCTGAACTCTTCCTAGTGCCTTGGCACCCGAATGTGCTTTTTGGAATCTGTTACCTGTCGCAACAACTACCCATGTTCCAGTTCTGCCAGTCGCTGTTGAATCTTCTCCTGGAATGTAAGGATTACCAAATGCAACTGCTTCCCAGTTTCTTTCACTTGCTAGTTCTCTTGGTGTCCATACAATACCATCATATGATGTGGCAGCAAAAGTTGATGGACCTCCTGTGTTTGGAATTCCTCCAACATCTCTTCCACCTGTTGTTCCTACAGCAAAGAATACTCCTTGACCGTATGAAATTCTTCTCCAGTTGTGTGCAGTACTTCCATCCTGTGTTGGCAATGTTGCACCATACCATGTATCACCATCGAAAGAATAAGAAACATCTCCCTGCGTAGAAACTGCTACGAATCTGTTGTTTCCATATTCCACATCAATCCAATCCTTCTGAGATGAATCGTCAATTACGTCCATCACATGACCAGTCCATGTCCAACTGTCTGCATCGCTGTCATATTCGCCGACAGCAGCAACGTTGTTTGAATTTGCTACGGCAACAAACTTGCCCTTACCATATGCTATCTTTTGCCATTCATTGGTTGATGAATCTCCAATTGTTGGCATATTCATTGTGGTCCAAGTTTCTCCATTGTCAATACTGTATGCAGCATTATTTGCAGCAATAGATTCGCTTGAAATAGCAACATGTACTCCCTGGCCATAAGCAACTCCATTCCATAGTGTGCTTGCCGGAAGTGTTGTGTTTGTCCATGTAATGCCATCATCGGAGTATGCAGCGTTGGTTGTTCCGCCACGCACTGCTACAATTCTATTATCGCCTTTGGATAGGAACCATTCTCCTGAACTAGGCATCGTGAATGTGTTCCAAGTTTCACCGTCCGTTGAACGCAATCCTGTTGCACTTCCTATTGGAACTGCAACAAATGTACCACTTGTTGGTGTGCCTTCGTATGTGTATGACACAATATTGTTTGTACTATCGTCTGATACGGCAGTTACGGTAATTGTAATATCGTTAGTAATTGCTTCACCGCCCAGTGTGCTTCCTGAAATGGCAACTTCGTCACCAACTGCATATCCTGCACCACCATTTGCTAGTGTAACTGAACTATACGTTCTTCCTGATCTTATTACATTAAATCTTGCTCCAGTTGCTGTTAAACCGTCCTCTTCAACAACGTCACCTGTACCTAGTGCTGCAACTACATTGGTGTATGTTCTTGTGGTTTCTGAATATATAACATCATTCCATACAGCACTCGTTGGTACTTCAACGTTGGACACTTGATAAGGAGGTGCAGTAAATTGTGGTGTTGGTTCAATCACATATGATGTTGATGTGTCAAACTGTGTTATCACTGGTGTTCCCGGAATAACGTTGTCCCATCCTGCTTGATCATCACTTTCTCTCTTGACCAATACCTGTTTGTTGCTGATATTGTATGCCGTGATTGTTCCGAATTGTCCCGTACCAGTACCACTGGTAATCAAAATTCTCATTCCTAGATATGCTGATTCTGCTTGGCTATCAGACGTGCTTATGGTTATGCCAAGAGTATCGTCAAATCCACCTAGGCTTACCTGTGCATTACCTGCCACGGTAACGTATCCACCACCACCAACCTGTACGGTTGAATCGCTGGCGTCTTGAAGCCTTGCCTCAAATACTGCGTTATCTCTAAATTCGTCAAATTCCGTTGATACACTTACTCCAGAACCAATTATGGTTGCCGTTGCTGTGTGATAATCAGTACCCGCATTTGTGTATTCTAATAATTTAATGTTACCAGCAAAGTCTCCGGAAAATGCTCCATCAACTATTGCTTCACCTGTTCTTCCACTTACGGTTGCCGTGGTTGGAGTTTCCGTGTCATCAATACCATCCGCAATTGCACCAAATCTACCATATGAGCAGTTACCGTTGGTTGCTCTAATGATACCGCCGTTTTCTGCAAGATATCCTACCTGATTGTAGTAGGTGAATACTGATACAAGTTCTGCCCTACCACCATTAAGTACGAATGCACCAATACCATCACTCAATACCTGAGTAAAGTCATTTGATACCATTGACTTGTTACCACCGTCATGTAGGAATCCATCAATTTTTTGTCCCACACATCCTGTACCAATTGTGGTTACGCCCTGGATGTATGGTGATCTTGTGTTGATCCAACATCTATTGTCAGCGGTACCCCAACCTGGATCCAATGAACAGAATGCTCCACCTGTTGGTCTTCTGTAAAGATCAAACACGTTTGGTGGATTTAGTGTGCCTGTTAATCCTTTAAGAGTACAATTTCTTATTCCAGTGGCATCTCTTAGATAGAACATGTCCTCACCGGTACTTCCCAGCACGGCATTTTTATAAAGTCTTGCTGCCATTACTGATTTATAGTTTCCTGTGTAGTATAAATCGTATGCTATCGCATCAATGTATTTTCTCATGTCTCTAGCACATCTTACACCATCAAATGGATAATCAGGGAAGTTATCCTGCATGTAAGCCACTGCTTCCTTTTCAAAGAAAGTTCTATTGGCTAGTAGTACTCTTACTGTGTTTAATATTTCAAGATTCGTAACCTTGGTATTTGTTCCAGTTACTGTTACATCACTGCCCGTACTATTAATGTAAAAATTAATGTACTGTATCATATCATCAATTAAATCTAGTGCGTTGGTTACAGTTGGGGAACTAATCAATATTGGATTATTTCCTGATCCTTCCCTAATAACAACGGGATCTTCAGTGTTGCTGGTTGATTTTGTTATCGCAGCACCTGACAGCACATCTGACATTAAATTCTTAATTCTTGTAAGAGTAAGTATTGTGTATTGTGCATCGTCTGCCAAGGAAGCAATTGCTCCGGCTGCGGAAATTGCTGTGCTTCTTAGTTCAGCACCAAGAACAACCGTTCTTGCTGGAACTATCATAGGAAGAACTTCTTCATACAGGCCTGTTTCAACATGCACGGTGGTATGACCAGTGTATCCATCATCTGCTCTTTCAAGTGCGTATCTAACAGTTCTAAATGGTTTGAACAGTGTTCCGCCAATGTTGGCAGTATTATCAATTAATGTTATTGAGTTACCCATGTTTAAGTGTGAGTAACAAACATAATAGAGTGTTGTAGGTGTATTGGCAGTGGTATAAACTTCTACGGTCCTTGTTGTTGCACTACTGAATAAAGCAATGTAATTGGAAAAAGTTACTATTGCACCATCAATCTTGTATGTTATATCAACTGCATATTCCGTTCCGCCTGCATTCAATCCATTAAAATTATCTGCGGAAAAATAAAGTGGGTGTGGTTTATTGCTTGGATCTGATTGATCGAATATATAAACGTTTCCTCTTTCAAGTGTTATCGTAGGATTTCTTTCCCCATCAACATAGTAATAACCATCATCCTGTATAATAATTGTAGGAATACCAGAAGGTTGAGGAATCTCCTGATAGGTAGTTGTTATAGTTTTTGTAATGTATTGCGGAACTGGTAAATCATAGTTATCACTTCCATTGGGTGATACGTAAAATTGTCTTGGCTGTTGTGCGAATGTTCTGTATGCTACACGGCTATCGGACGTTGCACTTAATACCTGACCCTGATTACCAATATCTAATCCTGTTGGTCCTAGTGTTGATTGATCTCCTGCTTCCGTTCTATTAAGATCAAAGGTTAATAGTTGTCCTTGTGTATCAAGAGAACCAAACTCGTCACCCTGTATTAATATATCCCAATAGTTGAAACCACTTCCGTTGTCACCTGGAAAGTTTTCCAGTGATGCTGTGTGTTCAACATTTGCCTTGTAGGTCGAACCTTTGTAGATCACAACATCATTTATAAAGTATGTTGTTGCACTAGTCCAGGTACCTGCATAGTTTTGTCCTTCAAGAATTAATTCCCAGTTTGAAGCGTCAAGATAATCAAGAGTACTTCCATCTTCTGCATTGTCAAGAAGAGCAACATATAAATTACCACCACGTCTAACTACATCACCCGTCTTGTATGATGCTGTGGATGACCATGCTCCTCTCCAATTATTTCCTTTTGAAAGAATTGACCATGCTGGGTTTCCTTCTGTTTGGTAGATCGAATTAAACGGTGAGTGTGCAGAATCGCTACCTGCATGAGAAAAGTTTGCACGATATAAGTATCCGCCATACTTCACGACACTGCCTATACCATAGTAAGAATCTTCACTCCAGGTAGATTCATATTCACTACCCAATAGTTCGACTGTAAATTTTGTAGGATCAAACGTTGCAGTAGATGTGTGTGGATCAGTACATCTGTGTAGTGTTCCTTGGTATCTTACTAGATCGTTTGTCTTGTAAAGTATTGATGGTCTCCAAAAATCAACCCATTCAACACTGATGATATAGTTGTCCCAGAATGCAATCTGTCCATATAGTCCTTCTGAGTTGCTAGTTGAAAGATGTGCTGATTTACATTTATAAACTATTCCACCCCATCTTACTAGATCACCGACTTCATAATTTGTTGCAGGAGCCCAGTTGTTTGCCCAACCTTCGGTGGATGCAAACGTTGTCCAGTTGCTGGCATCGTTTCTAAATGCTGTCGAATCTGAACTGTGTTCTACAGTACAAAGATATAATTTTCCGCCTGCTTCTACTACGTCTCCTAAACCATATGCTGTGCCACCTGACTGCCAGTCTCCCCTAAAGAAGAAACCATCTGTCATTTTCACCCATCTTGGTGTAGGTGCTGTATCTCCTGGTGCAGTAAAATAAAAATCATCATAAAAGTTTGAAGCAGCAGTGTGACCCACTAAACAAACATAACTTGACCCACCAAATGATACTACATCATCTCTTTGATAGGCTACTGATTGACCCCAAGTTCCTTTCCAGGTATATCTAATTCGACTTATTCTAAACTCTGCCATAATTTATCCTAACTTGAAATTCCAGTTGGGTACTCATATGAGTAATTAATCCTCTGTACCAACTGTCCTTCATCATCTACGTAATACAAAATGCTTCTGTCATCCCATCTGTACTGTGGGTACTTGATGTTGTCAAAAGCAGGTTCGTGGTTTGCTTGAATGCCATCAAAATAATCAATTCCTGGTTCCAAATCTTCAAAGTTTTGATTTGGTGCTCCTGGTTCATTGATTGTGATTGAATCCTTATCTCTTAATTGATCACTTCTGACCAAAAATAATTCGCCGTCATCGTTTCTACGGATAGCATAGAAGTAATTAGGACTGTCTCCTAGTGCTACATCTGGACTTGTTCCTACATAATATGTACTTGGCATATCTTACTCCTTATGATATCTCTACGTAACTTATTGTTGAATCGATACTGTTATCAGTATCGCTTACCAATCTTAATCCAGCAGTTTCAGGAAGAATTAATCTTTCACCCTGCGTAATTACCTTAATGGTACTCTTGGGTGGAATGGTAATTCCTCGCACATAATAGGCTTGTGTTGAATTCTCATCAATCACAAATAAATCAGCAACCACCGTGTCATAATCAGTGGTATTTGCTAAATTAATTCCAATTACCGTTGCTCTAACACCTGCACCGATTTGTAAAACATCTACGGGTGTTGTCCCTACGTCTGTATTAACTGCGTGTTTGAATACTGTTGGCATACTATAATTATCCTAACATTAATGCAAATGAAGCCGCAATATCATTTGCTACAATTTCCGAAACAGCACCAGTAGCACCTGCTGGAGAAGCCCAAGCAGTTCCGTCCCATACTTCCAATGCTTTCGAATTCGTGTTGTATCTCGTCATACCTAGTACGGCATATGCGGTAGGACGTTGTGCGTCTGTTCCTCTTGGTGGAACAAAACCATTAGTTGTGTCAATCTTAAAGTAACC